ACAGTCTCTCCAGACTGCTCAGAGAATAAGATTTACTAGTTGGACGAGCTACGCTCGTTAGTCTAGTTTTGAAATACTTAAACTTTTCTGATAAGCTAGGGCTAAGTGTGGTAAGTTCCATCATCCAGTCAGTTCAGGTGGTTTGTGTTTAGTTAGTTCTTTGTTTAGAGCTGTTAGAACGATTTGATTGATAGCTAGTGAGTTGGTTGCGTTCTCAATCTCACGTTCTACAGCATCTATAGACTGTTTAAGTTCTAGATATCCAAATGTCATGTTTGTCCTCCTTATGTATGCTCTGTCTCTTACTAGACGAGCTGTCTGTTGTTCAGACCAACTCATTTAGGTTTGACGGATCCGTTGACTACATTAGCGAACATACCACGTTCACTAGTCTTGTTCATTGTCATAAATGTACATGGCTTACCAACTAGGAAACTGTCCAGATCTATCTCAGTACCTACTTCCATACTAGCTCCGAAGTCTAGGAGTAACTTACCTAACTTACTGTCACAACTCACAGTTGCTGGGTAGCCAGACTTAATCTTCTTCCCACCTTCAAACTCAATTACTATATCTACATACTTATACGGCTTCTCACGTAGTTCAGTGCTAGTTATAACACCCTCATGCTTCCCATCATCAATTCTCTTTGGCTCTATTACGGGTAATCTCATTTTCTTTATCCTCCTGTTTTGACAGAAACTCTTTAGCTTCTGTTAGTGGCGCGTCTGCTAACAATACATAGTAAACACGCATGTTGCTCCGTATCTTACGGATCCATTTCCGCTCTTCCATCTGACCTAATATATTATGCAGATAACCGTAATTGATGTCTAACTTACGACAGATAGTCTGCTTATACTTATTCATATTAGGACAGTTACTTAGATAAACCAAAACTCTAGATTTATTCTTTGTTAATCGTATCATTAAATAGTAGTCTAGTATGATTCTTTATAAGCTTTTCTATACCTTAGAATATAATATTTTAAATAGATCAGAAGGTTAGTAACTAGACAATTAACGAGAAAGAGTGCAAAGAAACCAATTGGTAAGTCAAAGGCGATGAATTGTAAAGTGATTTAAGTCACTTGAGTACAGTCGTCACATATAGGCGCTCGTTAATCAATTCTATTAGCTAACAGAATATTAACATACCGTATTTTAACTAAATTAAGAACACATACCACATAACAAATACCTACTATGCTACTACGCTACTACAGCGAACTAAATAAAAAAAATTAATCATCACCTGCTCGTTTATAGAAGTCTTTAACTGCTTGACGTAAATCTATAAAGTAGTGACCACTGTAATGGTTACCATTCTTATCTTCACTCCAAGTTACGTAATTGTTGTCGCCATCATCAATGTAAATGTTCTCAAACTTAGCAAGTACAATTCCGTTTTTCCTAGCAAATATGTTCTTTGTTAATTTCATTCTTCATCACCTCCTATGATTAATTTCTTTGTCCATCTCATTCTAGTAGTCCTCGTATTCTACCACTTGTTTTTGGTAGTCCTCATCTTCCATAGGTAAATGGTTCAAATAAGCATCAGCTTCAGCCTCAGTCTTAAACTCAGCCACTACCTTCTTTTCAATTACTTTCCAACTCATTCTTCATCACCTCCATTTAACTTCCACTCACTGTAATCAAAAGCTCTTAACAAGTTCTTAACAAGCTCAGTGAACTTGTTTAAGTCCTCAGGTAATTGGTTGTTCTGTATTAAATACTGAGTTACCAACTTCTGTGCCATACCTAACTTCATGCCACTGTACTTGATAGCCTTAGGCTCAATCTTAACTTCCTTAGCTACCATATCATCAATTAGATCACTAGCCTCTTTACTACTTAACTTCAACCAGTCTCCATAATTAACTGATGTTCCGTTCTGTTTGCACATCGCGTACAACTTACCTAACTGCTGTTTAGTTATTTCTGTCATTTTTTTTACGTCCGTGACTGACTTCTATTTGAGTCAGTTCTACATAGTTCGTAGAACTGTCACAAATCGATGGCAGGCACCCAAGTAATAAACTAGAGAGAGAGAGAGAGAGAGAGATTCGTCAACTCAAAATTAACGGCGAGAATGGAGCGGAGGCTTTCGCGATTCCGATGGCAATCGGAAGATATTAAATAATGTGAAGGATGACAAAATTAGTCCATAAATTTTATGAAACTATATCAAAATAGTTTCATACAATTTAGGAACTCATTTTGGCAGCCCGAACCTAGAATTATGAACAAAGTGGTTTTTGAGTTACTAGATTCTTTTAGCTACCGATCATAAAAATACTAAGAGTAATGTCCTCAAAGATAACGTCCTAATGTGAGGGTCAATGTTCTCACGAGCATTATCGTAACCAGCACTACCTTTAGGAGTAGCTCTGCTACCACGAGGAGAAGAAAAAATAGAAGAAGAAAGTTTGGGCATTATTTCTCGGTTACGATGACCTGTACTCCCTGTAAGTCTACGTCAGTTGCAGCAGCAGTAGTTACAGTGACCAAAACATAGTAAGAGTTCCCACTAATTACAGTATGACTTAAACCAGCTTTAGCATCACCTATCAAATAATCATTAGTCTGACTTATCTGAGTGATTGCACCTATACTTGCATCAGTTAATGCTCCAGCAGCAGCAGTAGTAGCTCGCAAATCTGCATCTAAAGTAGCTGTATTACCTGCACTCTCAATCTGACCACTCACAATGAAACCAGTAATGATATCACCTTGTTTCAAAGATAAAGGGATAGTTAAAGTACTTGCAGTCTGAGAAGCAGGAACAGTAGCAGTACCCGTATCATTAGTAAATGCAAAACCAGCAGTAGCACCCACTTTCCCAGTATTTGCAGGGAAATGGTAACTCTGTACAGTACGAGTCTTGGTACTACCTGTACTGATGAACTCACCACCACTACTTACAGTTAACTCTTTAACTTCCAAAGCTTGCATGACATTAGTTCCCATCTTTCTTAACCTCAGTTTTCTTAACTTTAAGTTTTACTAGTTTAGGGTCTTCCTTCTTAGGTTCTTCCTTCTTCCCAAACTCAGCCATTAACATAGCAGATACGTCTTTCTCACGACCAGCCGCCATTAATTTATCAAATGTCATCTTTCTATTCTTCATGCTCATTTTATTTTATTCCTCAATTATTGTTGATATTATTTGGCCACCTTTACCAGTAGCTATAATATATTGGTCGTTAGCAGTAGTACGGGCATCGGAAATGGCAACGGCAACGGCATTTTCAAAAATACCTAAACGAGAACCATCATTTGTACCATTATTAGAACCAACAGAGTCAGTATAGTCATCAATTAAAGGTAAATGTAAAAGTAAATTGCTAGTTATTTTAGTGTTACCAGCGTCCTGACTTACTTCAGATACACTTAAAATTCTACTCCATACTGTATAGTCCCCGATTGTTCCGTCAAAATCTCGAGATTTTGCAGGGTTATTGCCTATGTTCCAATCACTACCAGCGTCAGAACTTCGTGTACCAGTTGGTGCTGTGTCTTCAGTAATTGGAGCAACAGTACCATTCACATACATTATTGGGTCATTTACAGTATTGTCTGAATTGTAAGTTAACATAATGCGGTTCCACGCATTCATAGTCACAGGCCTACCAGTAGTTGTCCAAATACCTTTGTTACCCGACCAAGTAGTTTCCAATTTTAAATTACAGTTTCCACCAGCCTCTTGAGTGATATAAAATAAATGCCTTTTTTCTAACATTCTTCCTTGCCCTGCCCCACCGGTACTTAAAGGAAATATCCATAATGCAAGTGAAGCACCCCCATCCCAAATATCGTGGACAGTAGCGTCATCGCTGATAACCAAAACGTCATCTACTCCATCAAACAAAGCACCCCTTTTGGCAATGGGAGTGGTTAAGTTGACTTCTACGTCACCAGCTGCCATTATAAGTCCACCACATTAACACATTTTTTACCATCTTTGTGACCGCAATTGTGTACTTTTGCAGTACCTTCGGAGGATTTTTCTTTCAAAGAAGATAAAAAAGAAAGTTCCTCTGTACTTAAATCGTCAAGTAAGAGGTCTAATTGTAGTCGTTTAGCCATTCTAAGCTTCCTCAACGTGCACGATTAATACTTGTTGGCCGTTAGCAATATTGGTCATCAACCATTTATCGTTGGCTGTGACCCGCATATTAGTAACAGCAGTATCAATTGCAGTAGTATCCACTGCCACAATCTCAACTGTTACGTCACCAGCTGCCATTTAAACACCCGTAATGCTACAAATTGCGTTCGGGTTTACTACTTGAAGCTGTCCTACTTCCCAAGCTCTAATAGTTGTTGAAATTCCAGGGTCTTCAATAGTTTTAACTGTTAAGCCAACTACAGATTTCCAAGTCATTGCCTCTTTACTAATAACAACTTGAGCTCCTCCTTCAGTTACTGAGTTAGTCACTAACACAGTTAAGCCAACAATCATTCCAACACGTCCGTTTTTAGTAGCGGAGTCTGTCCAGAACTGACCAGCATTCCTTACATTAGCATTACCTAATAACTCAGCATAGTTAGTAGGGTGTACCAATAAAAATCCGTTCTTATCTGGGTTATAGTTGTCAATAGCTATCAAAGCCTTCGCATCTAAGATGTCTTGGATTGGGTCTCGGTCTGCAATAACTGCGTTGTCCCAAGTAGCATTAGCTGCTGTGGTGTTACCTGCACTTGTTAATAATTCAGAAGCGATTAAAGTGTCCACAGATTTAGCTACTGCACGAGCAATTCTTAGAAGAGTTCTTGCAATCATTGGAACATTGTTAGTTTTAACGTCTTCCCAAGATAGTTGACCTTCCATAGCGTGTTTAACATTTCTACCGCTAGTTTTTGTCCAACTTACTTCTCCATAAGGAAATTGTGCTAGTCTTGGTACTCCTTGAACTCCTGACCCTGTTCCGCCGGTTAAGTCTGCCGCAGTTTCTTGATAATATGTTTCTGTCCACGCATTACTGTTTTCAACCATACATAATTGTTTCATTACATATTCTTGTAATGCAAAGCCTTTTACGATTCTACTAAAGTTTTCACGCCTTAAGTCGGCTTGTCCTGTTACTTCTACCATTTTATTTATTTATCCTCACTGCTACTACTTCCGATGCTGCCGCTGATTCTAAAACTTGCCCAACTTCTTCTGCTGCTCCTTGAGCTCCTGCTTCGTCTGCTGTTGCGATTAGGTTTGCACCATTAATCTTAGCAATATTACCTAAAGTAATACCTGCACCTGCGTCTTTCATATCAAAAATTCCATCAGTATATACTGCAAGAGTAGTAGAACCATCACTCCCGTCCTTTTCTGTTGCTGCAACGCCCACAAAGAAATTTCCATCTCCTGCGGTTGCTGCGATTGTTCTTGGGTCTGCACTCAAATACATTAACGTTCCTTTGTCGATAGTTGCACCATCTGCAACTGTGTATCGAATAGGCCGCCCACCATTAAATAACTCAATAATTACTGCTTCATTAGCCATTGTATAAAATACCTCACAGCTAAGTAATTAATAGAATTATTTAAATCTTCTCTTCCCAACGCCAACAATTCCCGCAAATGTCCGCTTTATCCCTCGCACTATCTTTAAGGAATTTACGAACAATATTGCACTTAACACATTCTTTTTTTACAAAAATCATTTTGGGAAAAGGTCATCTTCATACCCTGAGCCTGCCAACATTGCACGTGCATTATCTATCGCTTTTTCTTCTGCCGTCTTACTGGGTACTCCGCCGACGGCTCGTCCGGAAAGTAAATTCTCGGCAGCCAACTCTTGAGCTTCTTTAATATTTTTTTGTAGAATTTCATTTTGTTGTTTCAACCCCGCTAATATCTGTTTACTCTCCTCTAAAGGAGAAGGTTCTTTCTTCTCTTCCTCTCTCGGTTCTTCAACCGGTTGCTTAGCTTCTTTCTCTGTCATATTATATCACCTACCGTTCTTTAAATAAATTACCAACTCTTTAACCACCATAGTATTCTCAGCAATCTTCTTTTCGAATCTTAGCAATAGGTACGAAGTTATTGCGATGGGAAATCCTACTGTGCTTATTAAAGCGGCATCTATCATTTGAAAAGTCCAAATCCGAGTCGACTACGTCCGAATCTATCCTCGTCTGCCTTTTCCTTTTCTTTCCTTGTCTCTTCACGTTTAGCTTGCTCCACTCTTAATTGTTCAAAAAATAATCTGTCCTCTTCACGATATTGTAATTCTAAACGTCTCTGTTCCAACTGAGAGTCACGGATCTCGTCAGCACGATCCTTATCAGCTTTACGTTGACGCTCTCTACGTTCCTGTTCATCACGTAAGAAAATCTCTCTATCTTCATCACGTGCTTGAACTTCATCTTCACGAGCTTGTTCACGACTTGCAGCAAATTCAGCATCACGAGCTAACTGAGATTCACGTTCAGCAGTAGCGTCAGCTTCATCTTGTTTCAATTTATCTGCACGACGAGCATCTAATACTTTCTGGAATGCGTCAGGTTCACCACGTCTCCTTCGCTCACGATCAGCAACATTTACGTTATGTTTTAACAATGCCTGCTTAGCGTAAGTTAAGAAAGCACTAGCTACATTCGTAGCAGGTAAAGCGTCAGCTATAGATCTTATTGTATTTGGATTTAACATCTCAGCCTGCTCAGCCAATACTTGATCTTCCAATTCACTGTCACCACTCTCCTTAGCTGTCTTTACAGCGAAATCGTTAGTTTGGAAAGCTTCCTCTCTAATAAACCAACTTAAAGGATATGTTCCTACAGCCTGTATGAAACGTTTACGGACAGCAGGATTCTTATAAAATTTCTTCAACCAACTATCTGTCTGCTGGATAGTCTTCTCATTAACTTTAATACGACGCTGGAAACTATCACTCCCAAAACCAGTAAACTTTTTAGGCACTTTACCAGTAGCAGCACCGTTCATTAATTTACCTACCTGAGTTGTAGGTGGTAAATCAGTAACTAAACGAGTTATCAAAGGTTTGGTTAAATCTCTTGCACCTTTACCAGCTATATTACGGATCCCACCACCAATCAATACACGATCTAAAGGATCACTCGGATCTATTGTCTCACGAATGAAATCTCTTATAGCCTGATTACTCGTACTGTTAGGAGGGAAATTAGCATCTAAAGCATCTAATAATTGACCTACACCTGTCTGCTGATCAGCACCACCACCAAAACTTACACCGCCAGCATCTAAACTAGATACACCACCGCCACCTAGACTGCCTTCACTTGTAGTAGTCACACCACCGCGAGGACCCTGCAATATCTCAAAACCACCTTCACTACCACTAGCCTGAATTCCGAAAGGTGTAGCGCTTGGGTCGAAACCCTGTGGGATATTTATGTTCCCACTCGGAGCTCTCTGAACATTAGGCGGTAACTGAGTACCGAAAGGACGGTTAGGATTGAAAGGGTCAGGTAACTGTTGAGGTAACTGAGGCGGCGGAGCAACACCGACACCACCACCAACCAAACTAATATTAGCATTGGCAGGAGTTTGATTACCTGCTGGAGTACGATTTAATTGAGGTTGCTGTTGACGGTTCTGAGATGACCTACGTTGGAAAAATCTACGTGCAGCAGCAGCACCACTGTCACCTTCATTTACCCTGAAATTACCCTGATTAGTAGGTTTCTTCTTTGGTTGATGTCCTTTCTTATGCGGCATTTTCTAAACCTACCCCCTGTACATTTGTATCTTCACCACTCACAGCGCCATTCTCAACATCTTTACGACCGTCATCTAACAACTCGTTCTGTAAACTTGCTGGGAAAGCTAGATCAATAACTAAATTTAATTGTGCCAAAACTTGCTCCTCAACGAATAATTGCTCTTCCTCAATAACTTGCTCGAATGCTAAATAAGCAATCTTTGCACTAGCCTCAGTTATCTCTTGTGCGCCGCCTACAATAATCTGAGGTACTCCAGTCGCCTGAAAGAAGTACTGATTTAGCTGTTGGATCCAAGGTAAAGGATTCAAAGTAGCATTCGGAGCAACAGAAGAATTCTCAACTTCAACGGCGCCTTTAGGAATGTACATGTTCTCACCCTGAGTATGTGCTTTATCTGCCTTAGCCTTAAAGTCAGCAATCTTAGTAGTATCATCAGTATCTAAATGGAAAATCTTCACAGGGAAAATGTTACGGTGCATTAATTTCTTATAATCAGCCATAGCCTCATTACGCATCAAAATGATATCTTCAACTGCCTTAATTATACTCTCACCATGAATCTCGTCAGCTACACGATTCCTAGCTAAATGGAAAATGTCCTCAGGTTTAAACTTAACATTCTCACGACCTTTCAAAGTAGTCCTTTGCTCATAGCGTTTAACGATACCTTTCCTATTTACAACGATCCGCATAACCTCAGGATCTAAAGGTTTCAAATTAATTAAGTTACCTTCCTTATCACGAATGATCTCACAGAAACTGTCCCCACCAATATGATATGTCCGCACACAGTTCTCTAAAATAGTATTGAAGGAATCTTTACCCCAACCTGTTAAAGAATTCAAAGTCATAGTAGTTATCTCGCTACTCTTGAAACCTTTACCAATAGTCCATGTTGCCTTAGCATCTATAGCACTAGCTAACTCAGGGATCTTCTTATAATAACCAAACCATTTCGACCAATCACAATTATCATAGTAAGTCTCTTTCTGGTCATCAGCATTGTCAGTACTCTCAGGAGTTATACTGTAATCAGTAATCGTATTCTTAAAATCTCCATAATCCGCGTTCCCTATATCTGTCTCTGGCATTCTATTTCTCAAACCCCACTACTGCAAAAAATACAGTACTTATTCCACCTGTTACTTTAATTGTTTTCCCACTCGTTAAAGGAATAGGTATGTCAAAACTAAACTGAGTAGTCTTGTGAGATAATACGTTCTCAACGATAAACACACCGTCATCTAACTTAATCGTATATGTCTGACTTGGATTTACACCGTCATCATTTATCAACATCATGTCAGTTATCCAATAAGTCTTACCTGTAGTTACAGTGTAAACTGTCTCTTCACCACCGCCACTGAAATCATGATGTACATATTTGATATCTTCCTTCTCTAAATCAAACTGCTGGGTACTTCTTCTTTTCCCAAACAATCCACCACCAGCAAAATCAAGAGCCACTTAACATCGCCCCCAAAGGTAATATCTTACCTTCATTTCTATTATCAAAAGGAGTAGCGAAACCTAACATAACACTCATTTCGCTTAGATCCATGCCGCCACTGATTACAGTACCTATCAACCGCCCAAACTTACCGACTCTCCGATTCTCGTCAATTTCAATCTCAACATTCTTACCCAATATCTGATTCTCTAACCAAGATTGACTCTCTTTCCCACCTTTCTCACTAAGTTCAGGAGCGTTAGTATTAGCAAAACGGATCGGGAAATCAAAATCTCTATCGCGACTACGTACAGTAATGGTATCTCCGTCATGCACTTTCACTACTTCCGCGCGGAATGACTCAGTAATTTGTTTATGAGGACTAGCGAAGTAATAGAATTCCATCTGGGCATTTGTCAATTCAGGAAATAATTTGAAATCATGCGCCATCGATAAAGTCCTGCGCTTTTTTATCACGTAAAATAGATATT